GCAACAATTAGATTAACTGGCACCCGGTCTTGTTCCGCGTGCATAGAATTAAGATGCAATGCACATGCTTGCACCTGTTCTACAAACTCATCATTATTTGTGTAATCCATAACAGGATTAAATGCCAAACAAACAAGTAATGTTTTACAAATCCAACTCATTGTCCCCAACTTTCTCCTAAGTCTATGTCCACTTTTGATGGCACTTCTAATTTTACACAAGTTTCCATAACTTCTTTTATTTGATTTGCCTGTCTTTCATCTTTAACAGAACAATCAAGCTCGTCATGCACCTGTATTAATGGAGTAACACCTAGTTGTTCATACACTTCTACCATCGCTTTCTTTGTCTGGTCTGCAGCTGATCCTTGAATCAATCTGTTAAGGGCTTTGTACGTGCCATATCTTTTTATAGCTTCACCATACTCTACCTTTGCTTGATTCAATGGTAATGGTTTATGTACACCCCATTGTGTAGGTTCCCACAAATCAAATCTACATTTACGACCTAATAAAGTTCTAATTATACCTTTAGAATTAGCGCGATTCATCACTGCTTCAAGCATACCTTGCATAAAAGGTACACGTTTACGGAAGTCTGTAAGCATTTCTTTTGCTTCTTGTGGCTCTAGATCTAACTCACGTGCTAGTTTGTTATAACCCATACCATACATTACACCTAACCCAATAGTTTTTGCAAGACGTCTCTCACAACCTGCCATATCGGCCGTTTGTTGGTGAAAGTCGAGGTCTTTTTTATGATATGCTTCCTGTACTTCCCTAGCACCTGGCTGTTCGACGAGGCAGGCCCAATGAGTAAGTAACCTTGGTTCTTGTTGCGAGTAATCTGCCTTGAGCCAATATTCACCCATTTCAGGAATGAATAACTTCCTAACGTCTTTCGCAAACTGACCACGGCTGGGTACTTGCTGTAAGTTAGGATGATTATAAGAAAAACGGCCAGACACAGTGCCACCACTGTCAGACCTAATTTGATTAATATGTGCATGTATTCTACCCTCCTCTGTATAATTCATTAGCCCTTGTAAAAATGTGCCACGTAATTTGTTTAACTCACGTGCTTGCATTATTAATCTTGGCAGTTCATGTGGATGATCTGTCAAAAACATTTTTGTAAACGAAGGAGAACCTGTTTTGTCAGTTCTCTCGTATGGTAAATTTAATGCGTCAAAAGCTTTTGCAATAGATGCTGCAGCCCATATTTCTACATTAAGATTTGTAAGATCCTTAATACGTTTCATTAACTTTTTTTCTTTGTTATGAAATTTTGTATTTAATTCTATGCATTTATAAGTATCAAATCTAACACCACGCCTGGTCATATGAAATATTACATTTATTAATTTACATTCCACATCATACACTGTGGTAAGATTATCCTTTACAATTTCCCATGTAAGTTTTTCATGTAACTTATATGTAAGATCAGCATCAGCTTCTGCATACTCACCTACAAACTCTGCAGGTAATTTATACATTTCTGATTTTGGATTTACGCCAAATGCTTCTGCTGCTTCTTTTAATTTTTGCTCGTTTTTAAACTCACCAAGATATTCGTGCACAATACTATTTAATGTATACGAATATCTATTTTCATCTATTAACGCAGCAGCTACCATCGTGTCGTGTATTCTACCTTTTACTTCTATTCCTAATGTCCACAACCAACCTATGTCGTACTGTGCATTGTGAAATATTTTTTCTATTGTGTTATCATTACAAATAGATTTTATATATTTTACAATTTTCTTTTCATCCATGTTACCACCACCTTCGTGTGAAATTGGATAATAAGCTTTGAACGATGCGGTGGCTATAGCTATTCCTATCACCTTACCTTTCTTAGTTGGCCAACCTGGTCCATGCTTTATTAAATCCGGGTCACACGTTTCTAGGTCAATTGCTACACGTCCCTCAATATTTGGAAACTCTGTAGGTGCAACCCAATGTGATGTTACTGTTTTATATAGATCCTGAGTCAATTATCTCTCCTGCTATTGCTGCATAACCTGCCATGTCGACAAAATTATCCATATTTATTTTTCTACCTTGATTGTTTCTAGATATTTTTAACAATATCATCATCAAAGCAACGTCATCTGCAGTAATGTTAGCCATCGGTTGTAATTTTTTATCTAAAAAAATATTCCAATATTCTGCTATCTCTGCATGATTACTAAATGCATCGCCATGCGATAGATTTCTATCTTTAGCTACTAGCCTACTAGCTTCTTCTAATATTTCTTCTTTGGTCATATTATAAACCCTCCATCTCGTTGTGGTTGTATTATATGTAGTTGTTCTCTAGCACGTGTTGCTCCTACATAAAACACACGGCATTCGTCATCCGAATCCTTTTCCATTGCTTCTTGTGATTTTCTAGATAGATCTGTAAGCAGCATGACATTGTCTGCTTCTCCACCTTTTGCACCATGTATGGTGCTTATATTTATTTTAGGATCTTTTGATATTGTGCCTCTAATCTCTATGGCACGTAAGTATTCTTTATCTCTATTGCCAACTTTATCAAATGCTACATCCCATGGCCTGCCCCCCATTAATAATCCATGATGCATTACAAGCTCTTCTAACTCGTATTGTTCTTTGTCAGCCATTTTTAAATTTTTATGTCCCCTCTCTATACCTATCTGACTAGACATGTATGAATATATGTCTCTTATGTCTGCCAAGGGTACAATTTCACCATTATTTAATTTTTTCCATGCTTCTACAGCGTTTAACAATTTTGCAGATATAGGTAATTTATTATTTCTTTTGTACAACATACCTTGTAATCGTATGTCACGTTCTATCTCATCAAGCATGTAATTAGTCCTAGCCATTACAAGCCAACTACCTGGATCTTTTAAATTAACACTATCTGGATAAGAATGGTACTGTACTAATCCAGCTCTTTCTGTGCCTCTCCATTGTTTGTTTCTTCTTAATTTTACTCTATTTATTATTCTACCTGATAAATTTTGAATAACACGAGAACACCTAAAAGACTGTTTTAGTGTTTCTACTTCACCTGGTAACTGTATAAAATATCTAACATCTGCACCTGCCCAATTGTATATAGCTTGGTCATCATCACCACTTATGTAAATCTGTCTTGCATTCTCTGTTAGTTTGTTTATCATTCGCCACTGCAATTTACATAAATCTTGTGCTTCATCTACAAATACAACTTCTAATTTTGGGACAGGACCAGAATCCAAATACAATTCTATCATGTCTGTAAAATCAAATACTTCTTTTTTCTTTTTAAATTCTTCTAACGATCTTTGTGCACGTAACAAAGAATGCCACGACATATCTTGTAAATTAGAGCTATTGTAATGTTGTTCTAAATCCATACACTTCATACGTGCTAAATTTATTTCGTTAATTAGTATGTTATCTGTGGTCACTACACCACCAGATTCTGCACCATCTGTTACAGATCCTAAATCCATGCCAAACGTTTGTGCAAACTCTTTATAATTGTCACGTGACATAACTTCTGACTTAGTTAATCCTAACTGATGAAACGCAAAAGAATGTAATGTCCTGAAATACGGTAGATGTTGTTCTTCTAATTTAAACTTTTTTATTGCCCGGTCACGAGCCTCGGTTGCCGCTTTCTTGGTAAATGCAACAAACGCTATGCGATCTGGTGCAGTGCCTTTTGCCAATTCTTGTTCTACAAGATTTAATAAATTATGTGTCTTGCCTGTGCCTGGTGGTCCTAATATTATCTTAGTCTTACTGTGCATTTGCCATCCTTTCCTACAAATATAAATTTCATTTTTAATCTTTTTTGTTCTTGTGTAAGTCTTCTAAAAATACGCGTGCCAGGTCTCCATGTTTTACGATAACTCTCACTCTTTACATCGTATATCTCAACTCTACCTTTCTCGTCTATTGCTATAAGATCTGCCGGACCTAAACCATACAAATTTTTAAACACAAAAAATCCTTTTTCTATTAAATACAGAATAGCCATCTGTTCACTCTGCATTCCCTTTTTTAGTTTTGGTAATTTAGAACGGCGCACCATCTACCTCCTTTATGTCAAATGCAGAATCTTGTTGCTGGTATGCAGGCACGCCCCACACACGTACAGTTCTACCTTTTAAATTAAACTTATCACTTTTACCTTTTAGATGTCGCAATGCTTGCACAAGTTGACCTGTGTTAAAATATGTAAACTTGTTACGTGTAAGATAATCTTGTAGATCCTTAAGTCTAAACCATGTCACACCATCTTCTGTCCATGGTTTACGTAATAATAATTCGTCACGATTTAGAGCCTGGGCACGATCAGTACAAAACTCCTGGAGGTGAGCCTCAAACTGACCGGCCAATGACCCATCATCAGACACAGGAATCTTGATAAGATTTTGCATCAATCTCTCAATTATTTCCTGCCATACTGACTGTTTTACAAGAGCAGGCATGTGATTTAAACTATTCATACATTTTTTTTGGAACTTAGTTTGTATCTGCAGCTCTTCTGTTTGTAATTCCATTCTAGCGTCACCAACATCTAAAAACCACACAGGTGGATCTGTTTCTAATTTAGTCAGTGCGCTAAACTCTAACGACGTACCATTACCACCTACACCATATTTTCTGCCTCTACAAACTTTTGCATTGCAGTAAGAACTAATAGGTGGTTCTTTACATCTATAATTATATTCTTTCTTTTCTAATTGATTTTGTACTGTCACTACCTCTGATGCTGACAAGGGTGGCGTCATGTAATCCTGGTTGTATTTTTCTAATAACGTTTTCCAATTGTCTGCATCAAACTTACGTAAGTATACACCAATGTTAAACAAACCATTGTTGCGTGTGCCTTCTGGAAATCCTTGTGTACATAATTGTTGTAAACAAGGAGGACCATCTTGTATGACATCATTAGATACCTGTAATGCAACTTTGTCTATTTCTTCTACAACGTATTTATCATATAAAGAATAGAACTCTGGCAATGTCGCTGCTGTTCCATCATCTTTGTAAGCATATCTAGTTGTACTTTTTGAATTATAATAAGGAAGATTTAAAAAATTACCTAAGTCTCCTTTCTCTATCAGTATCGTTGATTGTTTGGGAAATACTTCTACAGAAGAATGTCCTAAACCAGATGCAACCTCTCGTAGTTTCTCTCTGGCTAATCTTGCGGACACTGGGTTTTTAAAAAACATAAACAAATGCATGCCTCCACTTTTGGATCTGCATGGCACTAACGGTAATTGTAAATTTCTAATACTATTTATTATTTTTTTGTAATCTATGGGATACGTGTCTATATCTATACACCCCCATTTAACTGTGTTGTCTGCTTTTATTGGAATAATACCTAAGGATGGACCATTACCAGCTAGATGATTATTCCATAAATCATCATTTACTTCTTGTTTTACAATATATGATTTGCCTTCTTGCTTACCGTCAGCACGCGAACCGCTAGGTTGGTGCTGACCATAAGCCACGTCTAAGCCTTCAAATATTACTTTGAATCTTTCCACTAAACCTCCAGTATAGTAGAAGACCTACCTAAAACGGTACGTCTTCTTGGCTTTCTGTTTTGTTAGATTGTGGCGCCTCTTTTACAGGCTCCCCCTCTGACATAGGTTTAGCTTCGACTTCTCCTCGTGATGCGGCAGTAGAAAATGATTTTGCCTCGTTGTAAACGCCAGCGTCTTCTAACTGTCCGGTTCTCTCAACTTGATAACCAAACCAACTACCACGATCATTAGACTCGCTAACTGTCGATAGCTTGTAAATGATAGCATATGTTGGTGGTGTAAAACTTCCCGATGGACCATTAACTTTTTGGCTCAACATTAAGCTGTTCCAACGTCTACTCTTTTTTAATTGAGTAGATGTCATGCTGACAACTGCCTGGGACCACGCACCATCTTTGCCTTGCACCATAACATAGTGATAAGCAGTGGTTGCAATGTAATTACCATTAGGTAATACATCTTTAAACGTCATCTGGTCACGTTTAGTTTTACTTAGAATGCCACTATCAGCGTGGTGTGATTCTACAAACCCTCCACCTTGCTCACGTGGTTTCCATTCTACGTATCGTAGTTGGTAGAGAACAGGAATTACGTTAAGTGAATCACTGACCTCTTGTGTAACAGTATTATAAAACTGTCCTATTTTAGCACCATCAACGTACTCCGCTTTTTGCGGGTTTAGTTGTGGGCTATTGGATTGTAGTATGTTGATGTAAGGTATTGCGATGTCTCTTGACATGTCAAGATTACCGAAACCACTTGCATCTTTAGAATCACTAGCAAGAACTGCTAGATCTAATTTTGCCGCTTTCGCGACTGCCTGTGCTTTAGCCATGGCCGTTTCTCCTATTCTTTTATCGTTGTTTTTTGTCCTACGAAAGCCCCAAGCAAATCCATAGGTAATTTCTTACCTGCTTCATGCTGCTCTCGTATGAATGCGCGAAGGGTGGAAGGTTCGACCCATTCACGTTGCATTGATTGATAGCCTTGTGACTGTAAACTATCTATCAACGACTTAGCTTTCTCATCTTCATTCCTTCCAAAGCTACAACTGACCTGGTTCTTTATTAAATCACCAAATCCATTGTTTCGTAACCACTCAAATGCTGCTTCTTTTTTTGCATCTTTTATAGAAGCACCATAGTAGTTGGTAACCTTAAGATGTCTACCGTCTGCCAACTTTAGCTCTGACAAACCTACTTCTGCAAATAAGTTAGGTAGAACATTTTCTGCTAAATGTTTTTTGTAATCTTTTTTCTTTTTTAATTGCTCTTCTAAATCTGCAATCTCTTTATCTGTGTCTGCTACATCATTCGCAACAGCACCTATCTTACCCATGTTATCCTGGGCCGTGCTGCCCGCATCCATTTTCATTTGGGTAACTAAATCTAAATCTCTTGGGTCTAAACTTGTCATATTATCCTTTCAAATCTATTTCTATGTCGTAGTATCGTTTCTCATCTCGATCCCACTTTAACACTTTAAATTTACCTCTATTCATCTCACTAACAACTGCGCCAGCTAGAGCAATAATAGCAGGATCACCAATCAAAAGCAAGTAGTCATCGTCACAAAATGTGGATAACTCTTTTTTTAATTTATGAGTAAGTGGTCCAGCAGACAAAACAATTTGTTTATTATCTGGTAATAATATTTTAAGATCGCCAAATTTTTCAGCTGACCTAATATTTCTACCCATTTCTTGTAAAACGTAAACTGTCATATTTTTATTTCTTGATTATATTATACCATATGATATAATGCGTTTCAAGAATAAAGAAAGAATTATGTATAAATTTAAAACTGAGCC